ATAGTTGGAAATTTAATATTAATGCAAATGCAGAAAGTGTTGGTAAAGAACTTGAAGAAATAGAAATGATGGGGGAAGTTACATCAGAGCAAGTTTTAGAATATGCAGAGAAAAATCCAAATTCGGAATTACATAAATGTTTTGAATGGGATAATGAAAAGGCTTCTAAAAATTATAGATTAATTCAAGCAAATAGAATCTTATGCAGTATTTCAATAGAAATCAAAGAAGAGCCGGTTGTAAAACAAAGAATATATGTAAATGTAAGAAGCCAAGAGTCCGGAGAAAAAACATTCAAAAATATTAAAGAAGTTTTAAAGAATGATGATGAATACCAACAACTAATTGACAAAGCAAAAAAAGAATTTGTTGACACAAAAGACAAATATGAAACATTATTAAATAAAAATGATTTGAGAGATATTATATTTGAAATTTATAGAGAAGTATAGTATAATATAAGTAGAGGGGGATAAAGATTTTTATTCTCTTTTTTTGTTGAGGGGTATATGAAAAAAGGATTTGTTTTTTATGGATTATTAGACTTTTACAAGAACAAAGAGGTTGTTGTAGAAATTTACAATAAAATGAATATAGATGAAAAGGAAATATACAAAATGTATGTTTATTCTTTGCCATTTATGGAAGATGACATAAAAGACTTAATTTGGGATTATATCAACGGATTTGAAGAAAGTCAGTTTGACCTTGCGTTAAAACATAAGAAAGCAAAAGAAAAATATGAAAAGAGAAAAAGGGAAAGTGTATTTGAAGTAGAGGAGAATAGGATTGATTAAAAAGTTATATTAGGTTTTATGCCTAATTTTTCTTTTATTGAAATTTATGTTATATTAATAAAGAGGTAAAAATATGTTAAGTATAGAATATGTAAGCATTGATTCTATTAAACCATACGAAAAAAATGCAAAAGAACATCCAAAAGAACAGATAGAGCAAATAAAAAAGTCAATACAAGAGTTTGGCAACAACGACCCTATTGCAGTTTGGAACAATGAAATAGTAGAGGGACACGGCAGATATATTGCATTAAAAGAATTAGGAACGAAAGAAATTCCTATTATAAGACTTGACAACTTAACAGATGAGCAGAGAAAAGCATATACGCTAGTCCATAACAAATTAACAATGAATAGTGATTTTGACTTTGAAATATTAAACAAAGAACTAGAAAGCATAATAGATATTAATATGGATGATTTTGGATTTGCCTTTGATGAGATTGATGATATATTTGATAAACCAAATGAAAGACACAGAACAAATGACACATACAATTTAGCGTTGGTGGATATAGAAAATTCAACGAATGATTTTTGGCAAATGCCGATAATTAACAATGAAAATTACATACCACAAGATTTGATAGGATTCAATTATGCAAAAAGTAGCAAAGAAAAAAATGTGGGGATTCATTTCTATTTGGATGATTACCAATTCGAAAGACTTTGGAACAATCCGGATGAATACATAGACATTTTACAAGGATATGATTGCATATTAAGTCCGGATTTTAGTTTATATATGGATATGCCAATGCCTATGAAAATATGGAATGTTTACAGGTCAAGGCAAATCGGACAATATTATCAATCGTTAGGTATAAGAGTTATACCGACAATAAGTTGGGGGGAAAGAGATACATTTCAATTTTGTTTTAAAGGGATTCCAAAAGGTAGCATTGTTAGTGTATCGACAATCGGCGTAAAAAAGGATGAAAAAGCATTTCAAATATGGAAAGATGGAATGGATGCAATGATACAAGAAATACAACCAAGTACAATATTGGTATATGGTGGCAAATTAGATTATGACTATGGCGACATACAAGTAATATATTTTGAAAACAAAGTAACAGAAAAGATGAAAGATAATTAGGAGGTAAATATGAAATTAGATATACAATTATTTGGTGGCAGGGGAGCAAACAGTTCTTACGGTCAAGAGGGTTACAACACAGGTGGTAGCAACAAAGGTATGGCATTTTACGATAAAACAAACATATACAAAGGAATGACAGTACAACAGTTTGAGGAAAGAGTTGGAAAATTTAAAAGCGAGTACATAGGATTATATGGGGATGACAACAGAATCATAATTGCAGGTACAAGTTACAATCAAGGGTCAGTTGCTATTCCAACAACTCATCCGGATTTTAACAAAACACATTCAATGACACATACACATCCGGCAAATGGTACAAGACAATTAGGAGGGTCTTTATCAGGGGCAGATGTACAGAACACGGCACTACTTAATCTTAGAACAGTTAGAGCAAGGGCTCCGGAAAAAACATACATTTTAAGAGCAAAAAAAGGCGCAAAGCAGAACAGTGGAAGATTATATGGTATCGCTACACAATCAGACAAAAAGTGGGATAGAAATGCTAGAATAAGAATTAGCAAGATTAACAACAGATTGAAAAAAGGAAACAAACAATTATCTAGCAAAGTACAACAAAGAATATATCTTGGTTATGGTACTAGACTATGGAAAAGAAGTTTAGACAACACGGGATATGAGTATATTGAAATCAGAAAGAAAAACAGATAAGGAGTGATTTTTTATGAATGATGAAATACTAACAAAAGAAGAAATCGAAGAAAGCAAATTAACACAAGATGATTTAGATATGATTGATGAGGAAATGAATGAAGCAGTTGAGGAAACATTATCAGAAATTAATCAAGAACTAGAATCAAACGAAAAGTTAAAACAAGAAACAGAAGAAATTTTCGCAACAGATGACATTCAACAACGAATTAAGATATTTGAAAAGTATCATCCAACAGACAAGCGTTTTGAATAGTTATAGGAGGGCGTATGAATTTATTAATCTCTATTTGTTTATTATTTATTGTCTTAACGCTTTTATCTTTTGTTTATTGTGCAATTATATTAAACGGGTCTATCTCTAAAATGCAAAGAGAAATAGAAATCAAAAATGCTTATTTCTATCTTATTTATTCAATAGCAGATAATTACACTCAATATGATGACACAGAATATACAAAAGAAATGGTTAATCAATTATCAGAATGTGCCGTTAAAGGCAATAACAATGATGATTCTAGTTTATTTTATGAGGATTTTGAAAATAATAAACAATACAATGTTTTAATGGAGGAAATACAAAGGAAGTGATTTAGTGGCAGGTAAAGACAACTTAATCCCACAAGGACACATTTTAACACTCGAAGAACAGAAAGCAGGAGGTCGTGCAAGTGTGGAAGCAAGAAGAAAGAAAAAAACAATGCTTGAAGTACTAGAAAAGACACTAGACACCGTACCAAAGTCAGACAAGAATAAAGAGGGTCTATCCTATCAGGAAATGGCAACACTAGGGTTAATTAAAGGTGCAGTAAACGGCAATGGCAAGAACTATGAGTTAATATACAATCTTATGCAAGAGAAACAAAACAAAGAGGATTCTCTTATATTAAACATAACGATACCGGCGAAAGATATAGCAAGTTCGTTTGTTGATGTTAATAGATTAATAGATGAAAGAGCATACAGAGAATATTATTTTGAGGGTGGGCGTGGGTCAACCAAGTCATCCTTTATAAGTGAAAAGATAATAGAACTACTAGAAAACAATCCTAGAATGTGTGCCGTTGTTATGAGAAAAGTCAAAGACACTTTAAAAGATTCGGTGTTTACACAGTTAGAGTGGGCGATTGATACATTAAGCGAAACATATCCCGGAATAAAAGACAGATGGAAATTAACAAAGAGTCCGTTAGAAATAACAAATGTTGTAACGGGTCAAAAGATATATTTCAGGGGTGCAGATGATTATGGAAAGATTAAGTCATTAAAACCACCAAAAGGAATGTATGTTGGAATCACTTGGTATGAAGAGTATGACCAATTCAACGGTATGGAAGAAATAAGAAAGATAAACCAATCATTAATCCGTGGTGGAGAAGATTTTATTCAATTCTATTCATACAATACACCGGCAAGTAGTTTACATTTTGTAAATGTTGAAAAGATAATACCAAAGGAAACAAGATTAGTACATTTATCAGATTACAGAAGTGTACCAAGAAATTGGTTAGGAAGTGCGTTCTTTGATGAAGCAAATTTCTTATTACAAACAAATGAAAGATTATATCGCAATGAGTATCTAGGAGAAATGACAGGTACAGGTGGAAATGTATTTGAAAACATTGAATTAAGAGCAATTACGGATGATGAGATAAAAACATACGATTACATATATCAAGGAATGGACTTTGGATGGTTTCCGGACCCGTTGGCGTGGACTAAAATGTGTTACAATCCAAGTCAAAGAACATTATACATATTTGATGAGTTTGTTGTTAATAAGATGAGCAATGCAGAAGTATGGCAACACTTGAAAGATGAAAAGGGGGTTAAAGATGATGACTTAATAATATCAGATAGTGCAGAACCAAAAAGTATTGGAGATTTCAGAATGTATGGCAGTGCAATGAGGGGAGCAGAAAAAGGACCGGAAAGTGTAAAGTACAGTATGAAATGGTTGTCGGCGTTAGCAAAGATAGTAATAGACCCGGCAAGATGTCCTGTATCGGCACAAGAGTTTAGTACTTATGAATATCAAAAAGACAAAGATGATAATTATATAAGTGCTTATGTTGATAAGGATAACCATTGCATAGATTCAGTAAGATATGCGTTGAATAATATTTGGAAGAAAAGAGGTAATTAAATGTTAAAGACTATATGGTTATGGATTTTGAGTAATATATTCCATATCAAGACAGAAACAAAGCAAACGGAAATAGAAGATAATCAAAAATATGCAAATGATTATGAAAGAATAGATGAAATAAATTTCAGTGCAATATTCAGTAATAAACTAGCAAATTATGTTGTTAGTGATAGCAATATGAATATACTAGGGGAAAATGATAGAGTTAAGTTGTTAAGTAACACAGGCCAATCAATGTGGAAAAAGATGAAGAAAATAGTTTCAATGGGATTCGGTTATGGTGGTGTGTTCGTAGTACCTTATGTAAAAAAAGGAAAACTATATTACAGTTTAGTACCACAAGGCAGAGTAACAATAGATGAAACAGAGGGGGATTTGATAACAGGAGCAACCATCCTAGCAGAGAAAAAAGAAATAACCTCTAATATGGGTCAAACAAAAACATACATAAGATGGACAAATTACAGATTAAATAATGGTAATCTAGTAATAGAGCAGAAATTCAGTGATGAAATGGGTCATCCAATACAAACACCGGATTTTTGGAGAAACATAATGTTAAAGCAGACAATAACAAATGTTGACAGAGTATTATTTGGATATGTTAAGTCGCCTGTAAATAACCGTAGAGCAAATGATAAATACGGTGTTCCTATCACTTACGGGTGTGATGATACAATAAAAGAAATAAAAGAAACAATGAAACAAATGTTATATGAGTACAGAGCAAAGAAAACATTTATCGGTGTTGATGCTACACTATTCAATGGCAAGAATGGTTTACCGGAAGATGGATTATATAAAAAGTTTGACTTTGGAACAGATGGGGAAAACAAGTTTGAAATATTTGACCCACCATTCAGACCATACATAGAAAGATTGCAAGAGTTATATAAGAGATTAGAACACGAAGTCGGAACAAGTTACGGAATTTTGTCAGAGGTTGATAGTTTAAATGCAACGGCAACAGAGATAAAAAGAAGTATGTATGACACATTCACATTGTGTGATGATATGAGAAGTAATGTTGAAAAGGCAATGGAAGATTTCTTTTATTCTTGCAATGTATTAGCAAACGCTTACAACTTATCAAGTCAAGGCGACTATGAATTAGACTTTGATTGGTCATATTCATTGCTAGAAGATAGTCAAGTAGAATTTAGTCAATTAATGCAAGGCGAATCAAAAGGAATAGTTAAGAAAGAAGAAATAAGGCAATGGTTATTCCCGGATGAGGACATAGAAGATAGTAAAAAAGCAGTAGATGAAATAAAAGAAGAGAATCCGGACATACAAGATTTATTAGGGGTAAGGAGTGAGCAATAATGACAATAAAAGTTTATCCACATAAAATGGAAATAGAAAAAGAGCCAATAAACGAAAAAGAAATAAATGTAACAGAGGTCAACTTTGAATTTTACGAAATAGAGGATGAATTAACAAAAGAAGCATATTTCACTTGCAACGGAAAAACCTATAAAGAGATAATTGCAAATAATAAATGTAACATACCTTATGAGGTTTTAGAAAAACAGGGGCAGGTTGAAATAGGCGTTGTTGCTTACGAATTACAAGATGAAGAGTATGCAAAAAGATACAATCCTAGTCCTGTATATGTATCTATATTAAGTGGGTCATATAAAGAAAACGCAGAAAACACTCAACCAATAACGCCAAGTGAAATGGAACAATACCAACAGGCGTTAAATGATGGTTTAAATGAAATAGATATTGTTTTAGATGATTTACAAGAAAAAGTAGATAGTGGTTATTTTAAAGGCGACAAAGGAGATAAAGGCGATACCGGAGAAAGAGGATTGCAAGGAGAAACAGGACCACAAGGACCACAAGGCGAAAGAGGAATACAAGGAGAACAAGGTGTTAAAGGAGATACAGGAGCAAGTGGTAGAGATGGTTATAAGCAATACCAAGCAGGGGAAAATATCACAATAGAGAATGACACAATAAGTGCAACAGTACCGGAAATTGATTTGAGTAATTATTATACTAAAAGTCAAATAGATGGAATGATAGGAAATATAAATAATGTTTTAGCAACTCTAACAACAGTTGAGGAGGGATAATATGCCAACAACAGAAGATTATTTAAGACAGTTACAACAAGACAAAGCGAATCTTACAATGTCATTAGAGGATAAAGGCATTGAGGTAACAGGCAATGAAACATTTACAGAACTAGCGACAATAGTTGGAGGAATCCCTGTAAGCGACCCATCAGAATATTTTAATAGTAATTTCAAACAAGGAGGTACATCATTTCCGGGTGTTTGTTATGGGTTAAAGAAAGTCAATGTATTAGGCAGACAATCAGGTAGTTTATCAATGGCATATATGTTTTATAAGTGCGAGAATTTAGAAGAAATTGTAATGAGTGCAGATACTAGCAATAATAATTCAATAGCATATATGTTTTATAATTGCAGTTCTTTACTTAAAGCACCGGCAATGAACACATCAAATGTTACGGCAATGGGTAGTGCATTTTATGGTTGCAGAGCATTAAGAGAGGTACCTGTATATGATACAAGTAGAGTTACACAATGGGGAGCAATGTTTACAGGTTGTCAAAACTTAACAGATAGTAGTATAAAAAATATATTAACAATGTGTATTAATGCAACAAGTTTTGGGGGTACAAAGACACTAGCAAGAGCAATGGGATTTGAGTCAAGTTATATTTCACAAGCAAGAATAGAATCAATGCCAAATTATCAAGATTTTTTGAACGCAGGATGGACAATAGGATATTAAGGAGATGATTCCTTATGATAGCAGAAGAATTGATTGAAAAAGTAACAGAGAGATTAATAGAAAGAATGAGAAATGTTAATCTTTTTGTTATAAAGAAAATAGCAAGAAAAATAAAAGAGATAGGAACAATCAATCCAAGTAACGCCCACGATATAATACAAGTAATGGATTATGGTGGCGACTTAGAGGAAATCGTAAAGTATATATCAAAAGAAACAAAGTTGAATGTAAAAGATATATATAAGATATTTGATGAGGTCGCAAAAGAGAATCAACATTTTAGCAAGAAATATTATGAGTATAAAAAGAAAAGATTTATTCCGTGGGAAGAAAATGAACCATTAAGGCGACAAGTAAAGGCGATAGCAGACCTAACGGCAGAGCAGTATGTAAATATATCAGATACAAGAGGAATCGGTTATACGGTCGAAAGAATGGTGTATGATAAGGCAACTAAAAAGTACAAAAGAAAAGTTGTATTCCAAAATATAAGTGATATGTATAAGACCATAGTAGATGAGGGGATAATAAGTATATCGCAGGGAGAAACAACCTTTGATGAGGAAATGGGTAAATTAGTAAAGCAAATAGGAATGAGTGGTTTAAAGTATATCGAGTATGAAAGTGGATATCATAGAAGAATAGATAGTGCATTAAGGATGAGTCTAGGAGATGGATTGCGAAAACTACACAATGAGTTGCAAGAGGAATTTGGAAAAGAATTTGGAGCAGATGGCGTAGAGATTTCTGTACACGGTCATCCGGCACCAGACCACGAATTAGTACAAGGCAGACAATTTACTATTAACCAATATGATGAAAAAGGCAATCTTATTAAAGAGGGAGAATTTGAGAAATTTCAAAATGATGAAGATTGTATCAGTTATGATGGGATAGAATTTCCGGCAGTATCAGAAGAAACAGGTAGAGATAGAAGAGCGATAAGTCAGTATAATTGTTATCACAAAGTCTTTTATATAGTACTAGGGGTAGATAAACCGGAATACACAAACAAAGAGTTACAAGCGATAATAGATGATAATAACAAGAAGTTTAAATATAATGGCAAGGAATACACAAAGTATCAGGGAACGCAATTACAAAGGCGAATAGAAACACAGATACGAAAGAATAAAGATATACAGATAATGGCAAAAGAAAGTGGACAGAAAGACCTAGCAATAGAAAGCCAAAGAAAGATAGATTCATTAGTCAACCAATATTATGAATTATCAGAGATAAGTGGATTGCCAACGCAATTAGATAGATTAAAAGTAGATGGATATAGAGAAATTAAAGATACAGAATAGTATCTTTTTTTGTGTAAACAAAGTGTAAAGTTTTTGGAAAAGTGTAAAGCAAGTCGAAAGTCATAAAATAAAATTTTTTTTCGGCATTTTTTCGTTCGCAAACCTAGTAATAGCAACAGTGTAAAGTACAATGTAAAGCGATTTACACTTGCAATATAATATGATATATGATATAATATATACAACAAATGGGGAAAGAGTACCCTGTTTGGAAAATGTGTTCTTAGACAATTTAGGAGGTAATAGTAATGAAAGAACAAAGAATGTCTTGGGAAGAGTTTTCGGACTATCTTACCAAACACAATCAATCCAAAGGAGTGGTGGTATTCAAAAACGGACCATATTGGGAAAAGGAATATCCACTAGAAGAAAGAAGTTATCTAGTATCAGGGGATAACAAAAGATTCAAACCCTACTTATGTGGAACATCAATCTTCGCAAACAACTTAGCAAAAACAGATATGGGCGTAAGATTAGATTGGTATATGTGGGGAAATGGAAAAGATGATTGGGAGGTAGATTATTGTTATTTGGTAGAGGAATAAAATCCTCTTCCTTATAATGATATAGAGTGAATTATGAAAGTTTCAAGTGCATTAGAAAAATTGTCGTTGTGGTATGATTACACTATCGTATGTGATGACATTAAGAGTAAGGTTGTTGAAAAGAGATATGATGAAGAATTTAAAACAACAGTATGCAGATGGGGGGTTGAACTAACGAATCCTATTGAATACACAAGAGAAGAGTTATTAAAGAAATATGATGGCAAAACAAGAATCTATCGTTGGTCACACACATACACAGAAAGTGGAGAACCTGCAATGGCAATAGTAATAGAGGGGAAATAATCCCCTCTAACAATTAATAAAAAAGGAGTGAATAATATGAGTAAAGAATCAAAAAAAATGATAAAATCAATAGAAAAATATATGGAATCAAGTATGAAAAAAGAATACAAATTTACATTAGAAGAACAAATAACAATACAAAGAGCGATTGAAAGTTTATTAGGACATATAGGAATGTTAATTGATTATGAAATTAAAAGGGAGAGTGAATAAAAATGACTATTGAGGAAATGAAAAAAATGACTATTGAGGAAATGAAACAAAAGTTTATAAATAATGAATTAGAAAAAGATATACTTGCTTATAGAAAAGAAAACAAAGAAGATGTGGTCGTAGTGATAGGAACGGATTTTATCAGTACTGAAACATTCCAAAAAAATGGATGGGTAAGAAAGAACATATACACTTATGATAAAGATAATGATATATGGATAGATGAAGAGATATATGATGGCAAATGGAGGGAATAACAATGGCAAAATTAACAAAGCAGAAATATGCAACTCTTAAAGGGGAACAAAAGATTAATTGTTACATATTACATATTCCAAAAGTAATAGTTGACCAAACAGAGTTAGCAGATTCAGAAATTAAGATTTATGCAAAAGATGGTAAAATCATCATAGAGAAAGCATAAGTCTTTTTTTATGTGTTATGAAATGAATCGAGGTGTATGATTGTATTGTTAATCAAAGATAAAACGCTTAAAATACATTCTAGGAAAACGATTTGCTATAAATTTATTAAAATGTTATAATTAGAGTAGCAAGAATAGGGAGGATTAATATGCAAAATAAAGAAGGATTTGAATTTGAAATAGATGTAATTAAACGATTAACAAAGATAGAAACATTATTAGAGGACTTTAAAGGATTGGAAACAAAGGTAAACAATGCGTATAATCTTTCCTTAAACAACAAGATAAGATTAGACAAGATAGAGGACAACAACAAATGGTTATTAAGAACCACTTGGGGAGCCGTTATCACAGGATTAGTAGCAATCGTATTAAGTTTTATCAAATGACCGTGTATGGTCTTTTTTTATTGCAATAAAACGGTGTTTGTGTTATAATATGCGACAAAAAAAGGGAGAGTGAATATGAAAAAGTTTAATTATTATTATGACTATTCGCCGGAGGTTTATAATTATATAATGACAAGTAAGATATTAAGGCAGAGTGAAAAGAATATCTTGAATGACATAATCAACGGCAAGACAGTTAAGGAATTGGCATCCGATTACAAGTGCAGTATTATAACAATATGCAGGAAAAGGAAAAAAATATTTGAATTAACAAAAGGACTTATGTAAGTCTTTTTTTATTTTGTATCAATGATATGTTTTGATATGAAAAGATATGAAAAGATATAAAAAGATATATTTGCAATTTGATTGCGTTTTCTTTAATAAAAAATGATTATTATAATATGCAAAAAAAGGAGTGAATCTATGGTTGAGAAATTAAAGATTAGTGCAATCTATGA